TTGCGCATTTTTTATAAAATATAACGGCCAGTCGATTTTGCATTTTACAAAAATATATCGGGGGTGCAAATGGACTATGGCGTAACCATTGAGCGTGCGATGAGGGATTGGTGGCAAGATGCGCCGGGGTATCCCCGCATTATGGGCGACAAAGAGTATGAGGCTTTTCGTAAACAAATCGAACGTATCATAAGGAGCAGAAATGGCAGCGAAGAAACCGAATCCCTTTGCGAAGGGGAAAGCACCAGCAGCAAAAGGGAAAGAGAAGATGTGCAAGACGTGCAAGAAGCCGATGAGTAAGTGCAAGTGCTAGATGAGCATTCAGTACGGAATCCTTGACGATACTGATTCTGTCCGACTGAAGGAACGAATTTCGGCATTGGTAGCCTTGGGATGGGAGACGTATGGGCCGCTGGAATATAGTGGCGGGTACTACATCCAGGCAATGATTAAACGAGTGAAGGAAGCAGATGGCGACAAAGAATCCTGACAATGTAAAGACGCGTAAAGGCAAAGAGGGCGATACCTATTACGAGAACACAGCCCTCGCCGGACGGTTAAAGGGTAAGGGTGTCAACGTCAAGGCTGGGCCAGTCTCCAGCGACCGCACGCAGCGCAAGGCTACAAACATGGCCAAGCGCAAGGAGTATGCATCGAAGCGCAGCAGCACACCAGTCAAGCGCACGACGACCGCAGGGAACACAACGCAGAATGGCAGTTACGGGAATGCGCCTGCCTCCCCTCCCCCTGCACAAACGTTTGCGCAAAATGGACAAACGCAGTCACCGTCTCAGTATCGCCCGATGATGCCACAGTATGGGTTTGATGCGATGCCGCCTGGTCAGCCGATGCAGCAACAGCAGTCTATGCAACCCCGGCCATCAGCCTTTGGCCAACCGAACAGCGCCATGACGATGGGGATTCAGCCAATGGGCAACCCGTACATGAATAGCCAGAACCCGGCACAGATGATGGGTGGGTATCAGCCGCCGATGGGCAATCCTAACCCTTGGGGGAGACGATGGTAACAATCGCAGAAGCAATCCAGGCATTCGCAAAGCTCAACCCACAAGGTATTCCTGCCGTGGTGATACCCGCGGGGGACGCATTGGTAGTGGACTTGAATACCGTCGCCGTGTGGACTGATCGGGTGACGGTGCCGCTAGTTGTGGAAATCAATACAGCCCTGGCCATTGTCTACGGTGGCATTCCAGTCAAGACGGAGGATGACGATGACGAGTGATTACATTTACGTGCGCGGGACTACTGCCTATTTGATGGATGAGTATCTGCCCGAAGCAAGCGCCGAAGAACTGATTGCCGCCAGCACCAAGGCCGCCCACATCACGCAAGTATCACTTAAGGGCATGAAAAAGAAACGCTACGTAGGGACGGATATTGTTTACGGATTGGCGTGATGTGCTTGTGTTTGCTGTATTTGTAGGAATGTGTGCCGCATGGATTCTGTTCGTACCGACAGCCCCATAGTATTAGGAGATGGCCCTGCGCTCAAGTCTGACGCGCGAGGCAAGGTCTTTCTACCTATAGTCGTCAACCAGCAAGTACTTGTTTCGCCGTCTGAGCAATTCTTTGATTTGCTATGGAGCGATAAGCGGCAGCTACGTAAAGCGTTGGCCATCTGCCCCAGTCTATCTATCGCCGCACAGCAACGAGCGCAAGGACTAGCCAACGGTGACCCCTTGGGGCATGTGGATAAGAATGGTATCACCCCCAACGAATACGCCCGCGCTGCTGGTTGTCGGCTGCCCGATGACTACGGACGCAAGGATAACGGGATTGAAAGCATTGTGGCGGGTTCGCCCAACGTGAAGGCGATGTACGATGCCCTGGCCGCTAGCCCGAGCCATGCCCTGCACTTGTTCGGCCTCATTCCGCAGTTCGTTAAGCAAGACAAATGCGGGATTGGCTACGCTGAGGGACCAGGACGATATAGGTGGTACATGTCGATTCTGATTGGCGAGTGTAATGAGTGAGTTGTTGTTGGTTCTTTCCTTCGCGGCAGGCATGGCAACCAGAACCCTACTAGATTGGATAATGTATGGAACTGACCAAGCGCGAATGGGAAGTAATGCAGTACGTGAAGCTAGGCATGAAGTACAAAGAGATAGCGTCACTGATGATTCTCTCTGAGCGCACGATACGCACGCACATGTACCACATCTTTATTAAGCTAAACGTAAACAATCGTGTAGCAGCGATTGCCAAGTTGGGGTTGGTTAGTCTCCCGCCGACCCCGGCGAAAGTTAAAAGGAAAAGCCGCAGCAGATGAATCAGGACTACATCGCAGGGACATTGGGGGATCGCAATAGGAATGTTGTTGTTGGGAAGGATAACGCCCAATACGATACGCACAACGTAGTAAATAACAACTTCGATGCCCACGTTCTGCGCGCGTCATTTGATGAGGGGTTTGACGAGGGCATGAGCGAGCTATCCAAACTGATACGAGAGTTCAACAGCCGGATAGCTCTCTTGGAGTACCGTCTAGCGGAGATGGAGAAGTCATCAGAGGTACGCGCACGCCTGTTCTACGGAGTGATTGTGCTGCTGCTGATTGTCGTCTACAAACTTTTCTTTGGACATATGGGGTGAAACATGGAAACAATTAAGGGTTGGATTCAGAAGGTTTACGCTGATAATGGGCTATGGCCTACCGTGGCGGTGTTGGTGCTGCTTGCAGCGTTAGCTGTGGCTGGTAATTACCTGGATGTTAGTCTGCTCGAATGGCTGAAGTAACACCGACGCAGCGCGAGAAGTTCCGAAAAGCCTGTTGGCACGTGGCGAACTACACACCGAGCGATGCACAAGCAGTCTTTCACGCCAACGATAGCCGCCTAAAGTTGGTTGCGGGTGGTATCCGTGGGGGGAAAAGCTACTCTACAGCAATGGATGTGTTGCCTGAGCTACTGATCGAGAACGCCCTGGTATGGATTGTGGGGCCGGACTACGAGCAATGTAAGCCGGAATGGGAGTACATGCACACGGTTCTGCAGAAGTTGGGCCTCATCACCAAGGCCAGCAGTCCAGAACGGGGCGGCAGGAGCTTTGAAACCACGTGGGGCGCACGTGTTCAGACCAAAAGTAGTGATGATGCCCGCAGTTTAGCCAGTTTTGCGCCCCATGTCATCCTCATGGTGGAGGCAGGCCAGCAAACTTACGAGACAATGCAGAAAGTTCTAGAGCGTGCGCTGGAACATAACGCCAAAGTGATTATGTCCGGCACTTTCGAGGGCGCTTTAAGCTGGTACGCTGACTTTTTCGAGCGTTGGCAAGGGGAAAACCCCGAAATGGGGCGCAGTTTCAGCATTCCAAGGTGGTCTAACCTGGCAATCTTCCCAGGTGGGCGGGATGACCCCAAGATTAAGGCACTAGAAGCCGCAATGCCGCACGAATTGTTCATGGAACGTTGCGGCGCCGTACCCTACAAGCCAAGTGGGTTGGTGTTTAAGGAGTTTGACCGTGCCAAACATGTCGAGCGAATTGATTTTAATCCCGCCCTCCCTGTGGAACTTGCTATTGACCCAGCAACCCACACTTACGCCATACTTGCAGTGCAGTGGCGGGTATCTGGTGACAAAACAGACGTATTCGTCATTGATGAAATCTACGAACATGACATTATCGCTCAGTCTATCCTCCCCCTTGTCAGAGAACGCCCCTGGTTCAAGCACGTAAAGGGTGGAGTGATAGACATTGCGGGTACGCAGCGGGCAGCCAACAAGTCACAGGTACAAATCTGGTACGAAGAGACGGGTATCCCCTTAAGGAGTCATTACGTCTTTATAGAAGAGTCCATCGCTACCGTCAAGCTACGGCTCCAGCAGAATTTGTTACACTTTGATTACAGATTGCGCACCGACAAGGGCTATGACGGTAAGGCCAACGGAATCCTGGCCGAATTCGGATTGTATAAGTGGCGAGACTGGCACGAGGGGCAATCAACGAAGCAACGGCCAGTAGATGCGAATAATGATGCGTTAAAGGCACTGGGGTATTGGTTATATGATAGATTCGGGCCAGTCGTTGAGCGTAAGAAGCGAAGCAAGCCACAACTCGCAACCTACTATTGATAAGCAAAAGGTATTGTGGGCCGGTATCCGTGCCTCTCTACTCATGGCCCTTGGTGCCATCGAGGATTACCTGGGCTACGAACGCAGCGTAAAGCCGAAGCGTAGCCGATAGGTAAGTAGTAGTCTTAACTAAATAAGTCTTGCCTTTTGGCGGGAGAACTTTTGTCCATCATGTGATGTGACAGGTTCTCCCGCCTTTTTTATTACCTGGAACCCATATGCGCTTAGAGATTGACGACATCCTAGACCGTGTAAGCCGCACCGAAGACGAGAATTCTGCTTGGCGCAAGATGGCCAAAGAGTGGGAGGACATGTGGAAGCTGGACGCGGGTTACAAGAAGTCTTGGCGGGAAACCGTTGAGAAGGACGGCCGCGAGCAAGTCACGACCAGCGACCCGTACAATGTCGTCAACTTGCTAATGCGCCTGATTCCCTCACAGCCAAAGATAGACATTCCCCCACGCAAGGAAGAGGAACAAGCAGACAAGGATAGCCAGCAGATTGAGCGCTGGCTGACGGCCATGTATGCGCGGGTGAACAAACAACAAGAGACCAACTTTGTCGATGACCTGAAATGGTTCTTGGCTGTACGGGGTAAAGCCTATGTTGAAGCAAAGTGGGTAAAGGAAGATATGCCGCCCATGCTACGCAAGAAGGCTTTCCCCATCCTCATCCGTGCGTTGGACCCGTTTGAGGTGGGCTATCGTAAGGGGCCACTGTTTACGGAATGGGCCTTTCACAAGTACGAGGCCGAGAAAGTAGACATTCGCCAGCGTTATCCCAACCTAAAGAAGTGGGACCAACCAAAGCCGGACAACCCTATCACCAACGAGTCACACCTTGTTACCGTAATTGACTTTTGGTACACGGACCCGGTTGATTACAGCGTGTGGAATGCGGTCATTATCGACAACGAGTTTGCCCTGGAGCCACGCAAAACAGATTACCCCATCGTGCCTATCATCGAGACGCGCGGCGACTCTGCACCAACGGCTGACAAGTCTTACCGTGGCCTCTCCATCCTGCACCCCATCAACGGGGCTTGGCAGTACAAATGCAGACTTGCCAGCAACTTAGGGACCGCGGTGTTGTGGTACACCTGGCCCTTCTTCTTGGTCGAGTCTCCGATGGGGCACGAACAGAATGACATCGTGGTACGCCCTGGCAGTACCCAGCACGCTGTAGAGGGCACCAAGATTCAAGAGGTACGGCCGCAAGCCAACGCCCAACTGTTGGAGTCGATGCTGTCTAAAGTCGATGCCGACATTCAGCAGTCAACTTTCCCAGGCGTCTTGTACGGCGATGCCGGTAATATGCAGGCAGGGTACGGGGTGAACATCCTCAGCCAAGCAGCTACGGGGCGCGTAGAGGCCGTGCGGGGCAGCCTAGAGCGTGGTTTGATGTGGCTCAATGAGTTGGTGTTGGCCCTTGTCGATACCTTTGACGATGACGATGAGGGGGTAGAACTGTGGGGCCGCAATGACGGGGACGAGAAGTTGTACCGCACCTGTCTCTACAAAAAGCAGATTGGCGGGTTCTACGAAAACTCCGTGCAGTTGAAGGTCAGCACCCCCCAAGACGACATTCAGATGCAGACCCTGGGTATCCGCCTGGCCGATGGTAAGTACATCAGCCGCCAAACGTTACGGGACAAATACCTGCGCATCACTGTACCAACAGACGAACAGGACCGCGTCTTTGCAGAGATGGCAATGGAGAATCCAGACGTGCAGAAGGTGCTCAGCATCACGCACCTGATTAAATCGCATCCTGAGACGTGGGAAGCGCTGGTAAAGAGTACGCCCCTCGAACAGATGGCTTACCGCATTGCATCCGAGGTGTTGGGTATCGAGATTGAGCTACCGCCGCCGCCTGAAATGATGCAACCGCCCCCAGGTATGCCAGGGATGGGTGGGCCTCCTATGCCACCTGGTTCGATGAACTCACCAACCGCACCACCGATGCCGCCTGGACCGCCGCCTATCCAGCCAGGGGCCGAGCTAATCGGGCCACAGGGTGGAGGAATCCCCGCCGAGATGCAGGGCCAGCTACAAGGCGAAAGTATGGGGATGCCGCCCGATATGGACCCGGGATTGTTCGCCCAAATCATGGGCTTACCTATGGGCGCAGGCGAATCTCTAGATCTCTTGGGCGGGAATCAACAGTAAATCAACGGAGGAATAACGATGGCAGTTCAACAGTACGGGAGTGGGCCCTATCGCCCCTACCAGTCAACCGCAAGCAATCAGAACACAGCCGCGCGGCAGCTACCGATAGGCGACGGGGCGGGACCACAGGCGCAGAACTCTTGGCAGGCGACCAGTACCAACTTGCCAACCTATCAATCGACGGGTTACAACCCTTACGGCACCAACGGCCAGAGTAGCGGCACAACGCGGGTAGGCTACGCACAGCCCGGAGGGGGCGGCACTGGCCCGTACAATCCAACGCCAGGGCAAGGGCAGGGCCAGCAGACAGGGACAGGCTACACGCCATCCCAGTTATCGCCGTGGCAGCAGACAACACCCACGGCACCAACACCCGTTCCAGGGGCGCAGAGTACACCGCAGACATGGGCCACACCGCAGGCTTGGACTCCGGCTAACTTCAACACGCCCGCGTTGCAATCGCAAAACAGCGCGTACATGTCTACTGTCTTGCCCTACCTGCAATACCAGCAGAACAACAGCCAGTACAGCCAGGATTTCAACGAGGCGCAACGACGATGGGACTCGCAGAACGGTTGGCAGCAGCAGATGGACCAATACAACATGGGGCTGACGGGGCGACAGCAGAATTTCAACGAGTGGCAAGCGCAAGAGGCCGCGAATCAATGGGGCGCTCAGTTTGGCTGGACCCAACAGAATGATTTGTTTAGCCAAGGCTTGGCGCAGCGCCAACAAGCCATTGACCAGGCGTACAACGAGGGGCGGTTGACCAACGAGCAGCGCCAGATTGCCCTAGGGGAAGTCACCCAGGCACAGAACTACGCTTTCCAACAGCAACAGTTAGCCGCGCAGCAGGGCTGGAATCGTGAGGAACTCGCCGCCAACATGGGTTGGAATCGGGAGCAGTTGGCCAGCACGGACGCCTATCGCCAACAACAGGACCAGTTAGCCCGTTGGCAACAACAACAGCAGATGCAGCAGCAGACAGCGATGCAGCAGGCAGAGTTAGCGGCAGCGCGACAAAACGCCGTGCTACAGGCGACTGGACGATCACAAGGGAATGGCCCTTCCGCCATTTGGCAACGCCGCTTCTAGGAGCATAGATGGCAACCAAGAAAAGTACGGCTGACGACTGGAATAAGGCCCTTTCGACGTGGACAAAAAAGCCCGCAGTCACCACGAAGAAGGACACAAAGAAGACGACGACTAGCACGAGCGACCGCCTACGTGAGAACGACCTTGGCCGCACGCAGACGGTCGCAGCGCGCCCTGTGTCTACATCAGATCGCTTGCGCAGTGGCAGCAGTACGCCCGCGGTGCAGACTGTCAAGGAAAAGCCGAAGAAGAAAAAGAAGGATAGCTTTTCGGAAGCGCTGGACAAGTGGAAGACAAAGGTAGTCGAACCGGCTGTCTCCACCAGTGACAGATTGCGGGGTAGTTACAACGCTCCGACTAAACCCGTCCAGTACGAGACGAAGCAACCGCAATTCGATTATGGGATAGACCGTGTAGATACGCGCCCAGGCCAGTTCACGGCGCAGCAGCAGCAGGCTCCCACACGCACGACTACGCTACAACCCTACGACCCCAACACAGCACAGGGACCGCAGCAGCGACCGTCTGGTATTAATGCTTGGCTACCTAAGAACTTTGCTTTCTCGCAGCCCTTGGGAGCTTTGGCCGCGGCTGATATTATCAGCGACCCACAGAAGCGACAGCAGGCAGGCCGACTACTGGGGGCAGGATTGCAGGGGTGGCGCGACATTGCGAACAATATCAACCCATCGCAAGGCTACCAGCCCTATCCCCCCAACCAGCAGCCCAACGGCTTAGAGCAGGCCGCGGGTAGCGTCGTTGAGGATATGCGCAACAGTGCAGCCGCCGAACGCTTCCAACTTGGCGTAGACCAGAACCGCCAAGAGTATGAGCAGGGGAGCACATGGGGCGATGTAGGCCAGGGGCTGGTTGACTTTGGGACCAACCTTGCTGGGGATGTCTATGGCATGGGGCGCAGCTTGGCCGAGATGAGTGTAGGCATGAAGTCCGGCGAGGATGTGGCGCGGGGCGCAGTGGAGAACATGAATCTCGCCCCCTACTTCGCGCCTGCTGGTGAACTACTGGACCTTAACCAGTATACGGGACGCATCAAGCAAGGTGCCATGAATACCATGGCAGGGGCGCAGTTTGCCCAAGACTACATGAACACTGGTTTCGATGTGGGGAACGATTTACCCCTTGGCCCTAACGTTGCCAGCGGATGGTACACACTAATCGAACGATTGTTCCCAGAGCAATTAGATACCGATGTAGAGCGCATCACGCCCGAGCTAATCCAGCGCAAGGCTACCGAGTGGTACAACACATTCCAGCGATACACGACCGAGTACCGCGATGCCGTCACACCAACGGCTGAGCAGATGACCTACAACACACCAGAAGAAACAGCCATGAATCGGGAGCGCTCTTTCCTGAACTGGGCTGACCCTAATTCATCGCGTGACACTTTTGATGCAACGATGAATCAAGAGCAGATGGTAGATGAGTATAACCAGACTGCAAACAAGCATTGGCAGTTAGGGGCGCAGGCGACCAGCGAGGCAGTACGGAATGAGAATTTCCGCATCGCAGCCGACGCAGGCAACAAAGCCTATCGACTGGAGAACACCCACCCGCAAGAACTTGTCAACCAGAACACAAACATTGTCGCTCAACTATTGATGGAGATTGCGCAGCCGGACATTACCGATGTGTTGGGGGGCATCTTCTCCCTGGCAGGGGCAACACCAGCAGCCCGCAGGCTGACCAAAGTCACGAACCAAGTGATGACGCCCACGGAACAGGTACTCGCTAAGCTTGATGATTTGGTTGTCACCGCTGAGAATGCCGCTGATGTGGCCAAGCAGGTCAGCCCCTACAATGCCCGAAACTTGCTCTCTCTGCCCGCATGGTGGAGCACAGGCAAGGCGCGGGCGACGATGGCAACCGATAAGATGGTACGCTATACCGTCAACCTATTAAGCGATGTAGAAACAACCAGCGATGCCGGGGTACTGTTGGCCATCATGGCGACCGACCCGCGCCGCCTTATTACCGGCATTCCAGCCGAGATGCTGCAATCGCCTGGCCTCGTGGCGCGTGCAGACAGTAAGGGCTGAGTGCGCTTTGGCTCAATGGGGATTGATCGCATCACCGAACCACTGCGCATCTACCAGCAAGCGGCGCAGAACATTCTTTCTAGTCCGGCACTGCGAGAGGGGCCACTGCTCAACAAGGTTGACTTTATCAATACCTTCATTGATGAAACCAATCAGGCAGGCTATCGCTTTTACAACGTGGCGGAGGGCGGGGCGGATGTGCCAGCGGCGGCCAAGAGTGGGCGCATCATCGGCACCGGCAACAAGGGCGAATACGTGGTCGAGTTTGTCGATGCCGAGAAGAAGGTTATCAGCCAGTCCGATCCGATGACAATGGCAGAAGCGAATAAGCTGAAAGGCGAAATTGGCAGCGGCCGCGCGGCGCAGAAGTCGGTACTCAATGAGGCAGGCCAGTTCCAGCGCTCTATCGTCAGTCCCTTCTATATCCTTGCTAGCCCTGGCACTTGGGCCACTAACATCATTGGCGGCATGGCGACCGCATTGGGTGACGGCGACTTTGCCTTTGCACGCAACCGCACTATCACCGATTGGATAGGCAAACAGTACGGCATTGACCCAACGGTAAGAGGGCTAGAGGGGGTGATGAGCGCTGCATCACCGGCTAGTCAGTTTAGTGACAAGGGGCCGTTTAAGTTCCTCAAGAAGTTATCCAACGCTTACAGCAAGATTGACGAGTTCACCGGCAATCGTGTGTTTTACGCGTCGGCCAATAAGGCAATGCGGCAAGTGGGGCGGGAAGTGCTGACGAACGCTGTCACCCCCCTACTCACCGGCGCAGGGGTGGATGCACGCACAGCAAAGCGCATGGTAGGCCACCTGTACGAGGCAGGGCTACGCGGTGATGACTTGGTGGGCGAGTTCAATAAGTTGCTGAATGGCCAAACTAAAATCTTGAACCTGGCCGAGATTAACCCCACCTGGCTTGATGCCATCCCACCGGATGCGATGGGCAATCTACAGAAGATTATCCAGGGCGCAACATCACGTGATGGGGCGTTGGCTGCACTGCGACAATGGGGCGAAGAGACGGGAAAGCACTGGGACACCCTGATCGCATCCTCCCCGGCTGCACTGCCCCGCTATGTGTGGCAGAAGCAGGAAACTTTTCAGGATGCCGCCGAGATTAAACAAGCGGCGAACATGGCGACCAAGTACGGGGAAGTCCCGGCAGAAGCGGCACAATCAACCGTCAAGACCATCAGCGACGGCATGACCGAGACGCAGCGACGGATGCAGACACTTGCGCAGATTGTCACCGAGTCAGCCGACCCCAAGAATCGTTACGTACTCTACAACATTTGGGGCCAAGTCAACGACCTGACCGCGGGGGTACGGGCGCAGTTGGGCGAGATGGCAGAAGCGGCCAACGGCTTGACCGGACCAGCCAAGAACAAAGCTTGGCAAGATTTTTGGTCGACCACTGACCGGCTATGGACCGAGCGCAATACCAAAGTCAACCAGCTGCTGGAAGATGCGAATACGGCGATGGCCGCGGGCCAGGACTTCACCCCGCGCCTTGACCAGTGGAAGATTTTGGAACGTACCGCCAGCATGGACGAGGCCAAGTTATGGGAGACGATGCGCCTTGACCCAACCAGTGGCCGCTATGACCCACGCCTAAAGCAGGTAATCGACGCAGGACGGGCTATCACTGATAAGGGGTGGGCCAGAGTCTACGCGGCGGCACGGCGCTTCCTGAACGTCGATGCAATGGATTACATTGTCAGCGCTGAACACTCAATCCAGATGGCAGGGGCGCAGGCAGGCGACTATCTAGAACTGGCACGCAACAAAGCACGGAAGGCCAACACGGATAAGGCATGGAGTGAGTTCTTCCAGATTCGCAACGAGGTCAGACGCCAACAGCGTGTGTACGAAAAGAGTGTGCTGGAGAACGCTACCTATCACATTGTCAGCGATGGGTTGGGGGCCGAAACCAGCACCGGCCTAAAGTTTGATGCAGGCCCCGATGGAACAGTTGAGCTAATTCGCCCAAGAGACATTGAGACAACCAGCACGGACAAGCTGAGCAAGGAACGGCGCACCAAAGCGACCACCCGTACAGAATGGGATGTACGGCGCGAAGATGGCACGACAACCACCGTCCCCGATAACATGGTCCCGGCTGAACTGAAGGCCAAGTATAAGGGCGTGACGGATGAGGCCAAGGCCGCAGAGATTGAGATGGAGCTTGATAACATTGCATCCGTCGAACCCTACGCGCCAGAAGCGCAAGCCATTATCGACAACCCAAACCCAGGGGCAACGGCTGAACTATTTGAGGCCAACGTAGAACGCTTAGCCAGTGCTGATGTGGGCTTCCCTGGCAGTCGTGCACTGGATGAGGCAGAGGGGCTACGGGCGGAACGGGCAGCAGCACCGGCCAACGACCTGAACGCACTACGCAAGGCGGCGAAGGATGCAGGGATTCCTACCCTTACCGACGCAGGGCGACCGATGGACAAGCGGCTAATAAACACGATTAACAAGGACCTTGGGCTAAAGCTTCGTGGCTTGCGTGATCTGACCCCGGAACAGTACACGGCAGCGATGGAAGCATTGGCGAGACGTGCTACCTCTGCCCCGGCAGCAGCCCCGGCCATCACTCGCTACACTCCACCACCTGAGCAAGTGGCGACCGTGGAACGCACGCTACAACCAGAACTGGAACGGGTAGCACGGCGCGCAGGGACAACCGTCGATGAACTGGTAGCGCAGGGCAATCAAGCGCTGCAACCGCTCCTGCAATCCCCTGTAGCGATTCAGGTAGCAACCGGCAACATCGACAACATCTTGAGCAGTGGCGGGTTACAGAACGCTTTCAGCACACGCAAGACTTCGCCGGGGAAGGCAACCAGCCTTGACTATCGGGCGAGTGCAGAGGCGAAGGGCCTTGGTATCCCGACAACAGCGGCACCAGAAGAACATGCGGTCTACGGCTATCTGTTGGTAGATGACTATGCGCGCAAGTTGGTTTCTACGCCACAGTTTGACATGGGTTATGGTGATATTTCCTTTGTGCTCAAGGATGATGTGCGGGCGCGTACCACCTTCACCGTTGGCGATAGTGTCAACCAGTTCGATAAGAGCCGCGCCGTAGGGATTCCGCTGGATGGGGAGCCATCTGTTACAGCATGGGGTGCAGAGAGTCCGGCAGTTTGGGGGCTTGCGCAAAATGGGAACATCCAAGAGTTCTTAGATCAGGTTGCCTATGTAGAGACACACACACAGGGCGGCGTCAAACTCTCCGATGTGCAGAAGGTGCTAGACCCTAACAGCAAGCTTACCCCGGCACAGGTGCAGCGGCTAGAGGCCCAGGGTATCCAAGTTGTGCAAGGCGCAGCACCAGAGATGCGCACCTATGACTTCACTGTGCAAGCGCTAGACCCTGAGAAGGTAGCCAAGGCGTTGAACTTCGGCGGATGGTGGGGCAAGGATGCACGCAAGGCCAGTGCAGACGCGCTACGGCGCACCACCGAAGCGGGAGGGGCAGTCGCAGGCGACCTATCGCATGGGGCCATGTTCGCCAAGCAGCAGCTTGAAAATATCCTTTCCTACATGGAGAACAACATTGATGAAATCCTCAAGCCACCGGGGAAGATAACCCAAGGCCAGAACCTACAGGCGATTGACGCTTTTAGAAAGAATGTTCTCCCCGCGTGGGACAATGTGAAGTATGCGGCCAGCGAGTACGGGAATCGGATGCGTAGCTTTACGATGGTGGACTTTGCCAACATGACGCGGCTTGATGAGATTATGAGCCTCTATATGCCTTATGGCTTTTGGATGACGCGCACGGCCAAGAACTCGTTAGAGCGTGCCATCTTCCAACCGCACATTTGGCGGCGGGTGATGCAGACCGAGCGCGAGATTAGGTCCATGCAGGACCAGGAAGGCGACCCACAACGCTACGAAGGGGCTATCCCCATCGACATGGGTAACGGGGTAACCCAGTACATGCGCATTCTGCCAAGCAAGTATTGGCCAGCGGCGGGCATCTTCACATCGAACGATTACGCTGACCCTGAATCGGCCAACAGCGCATTAGGCTATGCCACCGAGAGTATGCGCGCGGCGAACCTGGCCAGCTATCCGTGGTGGGATGCGGGCGCGAAGATATGGGAAAACATCAGCGGCGGTGAGGATTGGAACGCTGACCTATACCCTGTGAACTACACCCCACAAGGGCGCATCGCAGCAGACTTTGCGATCAAGATGTTTGGGGCGGATGCAGCGCAGTATATGGTCCCTGGCTACTTCGAGAACAGCGTCGCGCGCACGCTCAACAATATGGCGGTGAAGGGCGAAATCACCAACGAGCAGGCACGGTGGGCGCATGATTACCTGTGGCAGTTGAAGCAAGGCGGGAAGCCCCTGCCGGACGCAGAGACGGGAGCCTATGACCCCGCAGCAATCGAGGCCATCTTAGATAAGGCGATGCGCGCAACCGCAGGGGTTGACCTACAAGGGGCGCTGACATCTTGGGCAACCGGCGTTAGTGTGCGACCCTACGACCAGGCAGAGGGACAATGGAGCGGCGCGGCCACCAACTACCAGAATTACAAGTACGGGCCAGAGAACCCCTACGGTAGTAAGTCCGCAGCCGATACGCAGAAACCAGATGCGGCCCTAGCGTGGAGCAAGGCGGGGGTATGGCGACCGGAGGAACAACGGCCAGGGGTGAGCATGGCGACCGATGCTAAGTCAGCCGAGAAGGAAGCACTCAATGCTGAGCTAATGGCGGCGACGGATGAGTTTATCAGCGGCTTTAACGGCACCCCCACCAACAAGCAAGTCGATACATTCAAAGATGAGTGGATGGCAGAACAAACAGGGATTGAATCAGACTACTTTGTCGATTCGATGAATGAATATCTTGACGAGAAGTACCCATCAGCCACCACGTTTGAGCCAACCGGAGGGGAGCGCTACCCCGGCTATGCACCGGAAGAGATACGCCAGAAGGTACGGATAGGGGCATACTACCAGGCGCAGGAAGAACTCAAGGATAAGAAGGCAGTCAACCCTGGCGACAATGCGACTAGTGCGCAGTGGGATAAATACTTTGCCGACAAAGCAGCCTATGATAAGGCTGTTGTTGCTCGTGTGGCAGAACTTATCAATGACCCTGTAGCGATACGCCAACTGGCAGGGCTACCTGTGACGAATGCGCCGACATCGATCAGTGACTATCTGCGCAGCAACAGTGCTGACACGTTCAACCTGAATAATGCCCTTGGCTATCCGATGCGGCCAACAGGAGAGGGAACATTTAACGCAGGCATGACTGACCTGGCAGGCGACCCCGAAACCGCAGAGGCCATCATCGAGGCCGAGAAGACCAAGTACATGAGCGAGCTAGAGAAGCAGGTACGGGCGGCGAATGAGGCCAACGGCGATAGTAGCGGGCGGGGTGGGCGTAGCTATCGGGGCAGAGGCTACACCAACCGGCGCAGTAGCGGGCGACGTGGCTATAGTCGGCGTGGCTATGGCGGAGGTGGTGGCGGTGGAGGCGGCGGAACTTATAACGTGCCTGACGTGTACGGTAAGGGGCTTAGCGAGTGGCTGAACGTGGACCCTGAGCGGGTGGGGTATCAGGCACCGAATCAAGTTCGAGTGAATGTGCCGGACATAGGACCGGAGGCGATGCGGGCATGGAAGAAATTAAGCTGGTGATTACAGGTATTGACAAGTAAGTAAGGTGTGATAAATTGTAGGTAACGGGAGAAATCCCACAATCGAATAAGTCTCACCTTTGGGCGGGAAAGCTATTGCACATCACACGATGTTGCAGGCTTTCCCGCCCTTTTTGTTTTCAGGAGAAAAAGCATGGCAGACGAGCGGGAGTTAGTAGGCCAGGATTTGGGAGTTGATGCGGGAGTTTCGGAAGAGACAGCCCAACAAGCGACAGCCCAGCCAGTGGCCCCACCGACAGCCCCAAAAGTAAACCTGGATGAGTTGCCGGAGTTCCGACGCTTCAAGTCAGAAGTAGACCGACGAGCAGCAGAGACAGAACGGCGCTATCAGCAGATGTTGGCACAGCAGCAACAAGAGTTGCGCAACCGCCAACTGTCCGAGATGGACGACTATCAGCGCCTGGAGTATGAGTTGAACGAGACTCGCCAGCGGGAGCAGTCAGCTTACCAGCGTTTGCAGGAAATTGAAGTAGAGCAAGCCAAGATGCGGGTACTGCGTGAAATCTCTCAGGAGACAGGCGTACCCGTCGAGGCCATTGCAGACGCCGCGGATGTGGCCGACGCGTGGCGCTTGGCCAACATCAAACAACGTGAACTACAGCAGCAGCGAGAGAAAGAACGGCAGGCCGCAGAAAACCGACGCGTTGCGGAACGTGCCGGGAAGATCGAGGCCAACCGTGTTGACTTGGGCAGTGGCTCACCCGTTCCAACGAACGATTGGGAGCGGACTTATCTTGCGGCCAAGGCACGCAAGGACGCACGCAGCCTGTTCAACCTCGCTCTTAAACAACAGGAATAAGAAGGACAAATGGCGACAGGAACTCGAACAACTTATACCGATACCGGCAATATCAAGCGAGCAATTGCCGATACCATCAGTATGATTGACTGGACGGAAGCACCCTTGCTGAACAAGCTAGGGTTGGACAATGCGGGGAAATTCCGTCTGGTGAACTGGCCATCGACTAAGGTCGAATGGATTGAAGACACAATGAGCGCTGTTACCGGCACCATCAACGAAGCGCTGGACAGCAGCGAGACTGGCGTTGATGTGCAGACCGGCGAAGGCGCATTGATGAAGACCGGCGACATCCTCAAGATTGACGACGAGCTTTTCTATGTGGCGTCTGTTTCCACTGACACGGCGACCGTTGTCCGTGGCTTTGGCGGCACCACTGCGGCCAGTCACAGCGATGATGCACCGTGGGAAATCGTCACCAGCGCACGCCTAGAAGGTGCAGACTTCACTACCGGCCACACTACGACCGTTAGTTTGCCCTACAACCATACGCAGATTTTAGCGCAGGCTGTCAAGGTGACGGGTAGCGAACAAGTGAACGGCAAGTACGGTATTAGCGATACCCTTGCTTATCACCTGGAAAAGATTATCGGCGGCGGGCAGATTGGCCAGAAGTTCAAGGCCGGCAGTCTACCGATTGCCCTACAAAAGACTTTCTATCACAGCTTTCGGGCTACTGGTAGCGATTCGGCCAGTCGTGCAATGGGCGGCTTTGCGCAGTATGTGACGACCAACGTTACCGCGATGGCGAGTGCAGCCCTCACCCGTAAGGCTATCGAGGATGCCATGCAAGCGTGTTTCTTGGCTGGTGGTTCGCCCGACACGATTATCTGTGGGGCATGGGCACGGCGCAAGATTAGCTCTTTCTACGAGGGGGCCATTCGCACCGAACGCAGCGAGGAACGCGGCGGGAGCAGCATTACCACCATCGTTACCGACTTCGGGGAATTAGAAGTCATGTTTGACCGTTGGTGTCCGGCCAACAAAATGTACATTATCGAACCCGGCAAGATGGGTTGGCTGACCTTCCGTGGCTTCGACGTATACGACCGCGCATCGACTGGTGACTACGAAGTCAAAGACGTTTTGGGTGAGTATACCTTTGTCTTGGCCAACGAAAAGGCGCACGCGCTCATCAGCGGATTCAGCACCACCAGCTAAGGGGGCAACATGAGCAATCGAACAAATGCACCGGAGTATTACGAATCTGGTGTTAGTGGTCCTAATCCCTCTGACTGGTTTGGCACTGATGCGATTGATGGTGATGCGGGCGACTTTGCCCGCAGTGCGCCAGGGTTCTCCTACATTCGGCGTGACCTGACCAACAATCTTGCCCGCTTGCCGCTGTACAAAACCCATGCCAGCCTGAAAGAAAGCGACTGGACAGGCTTACAGTGCGTGACGGAACGGGTAACGGTAGCGCAGTTCACCGATGGCGGCAGCACCAGCGGCACATATGCACTCAAGACACAGATTCCGATTGGAGCCAAGGTAAAGGACACCATCTTACAGGACGTGGTGGGCTTTGCGGGCAACGTGTCGGCAACGCTGACGGTGGGTGATGGTTCGGACGTGGACCGCTACAACACCGGCACCCCGTCTGTGTTCACGACTGCCAACGCGATTGACATGGGCGCAATCAGTGGCACGGCAATTCACGCAACCGCGGCGACTGTGACCCTGACGATTACGGCCAGCACTGACTTTACCTTGCTCGTCAATAACGGCATCGGCGCACTCACGATCAAAATCTTCTATCTCACATAGGAGGCAGCATGTTAGTACCTGGGGGACAAATTAAAGTCGTACCCATGCAGGTTGCTGCTGTTGCCATCGGAAATGGCACGGTCATTGTCACCACTGAGTTAGATGGTGGGGCAATGACCGCGCTCACGTTCCAAGTGACGGGCATCACCACGGCGACGATTACCTGGGAGGCCACCATCGACGGGACCAACTGGGTAGCAGTGCAAGCAAAGAATCTCAATAGCGGTACAGAGGCGACGACCGCAACCGCTGATGGGCTGTATCGCTTCACCTGTCTTGGCCTGATGCAAGTACGGGCGCGCATCTCTGCCTGGACTTCGGGCACCATCTATGTAACAGGGGTTGCCAGTGCCTAGATGGATGAAGCACCGCACCGCGCGCTGGATGACAACGGAGGGACTAGGGGCCAGTTCAATCTCCTACCTGATCAATGATACCTTTACCACATCGCTAGCGGCGGGTGCAGTCAATGGGACAGCAGCCGAGCCAGGGCCGGGAACGCGTACTGTTGTCGATACGAATAGTAAGCTAAGTATTGCAGCCGATGCACTGTCGATTGCGACAGGTGGTTCTGGTTCCGGCAATCCGGGCCTGTACTACGACCTCGTGACGCGTGCGGCGGGGCGTATGCTTATCGCGCAAGCTGTTTCGACTAACGAAACATTCGCTATCGGTTTCGACCCGAACCAACTCACCGCGATTAATCATGCGGTTAGATGGGCGGGTTCGTCGCGCACCTGGCAAGTTTATGTCAATGGTCTTGGCCTCAGCGTCGGCAACTGGACAATTGGAGCCACCTACAATATCGCGGTTGTCATGCGGGCGACCGGCGCGTACTTCTTCGCCAAGATAGGCGGTAACTGGCAACTACTCTACCCATCAGCGGCAGGCAGCCAAGATTGCTATCCAGCGATTGCGGTGGAATCATCGACAGGTGTATTAGGTGTTGACTATATCCGCATACCATCAACCCTCTGGTTGCCCGGCCCGCTTGTCAGCGACGGGTTTAGCGGGGCGAGCAGCGACGGGCTAGGCCACGCCGAGGGCGTCGCTGGCGGGTTGGGTAGCGGTGGGGGTGGCGCAAGCTGGGCGGGGGCGACGGCCACGCTGAGCGGCGGGACGATGCGGCATGTGGTGGGGGTGGGGGCGGAGTTGCTGACGAATGGCAGCATGGAGGCAGGCAGCCCGCCTGGGTCGTGGCTGTCCATCCGCAGTGGCATTCTCGGCACGGTAGGAGAGCGCACAGGCGGCATGGGTGCGCAGGCCTTGCTGGTTCAGAAGGGGGCGTCAGCATTTCCCGGCGCGAAGCAAAATGTTGCGCTAGGCGCAGGTGACTGGTTTGCAGCCGCAGGCTGGGTAAAGTCGCATACGGGAGCAGAGAGACTTCGTACATTCGTCGGCCAGCGCGACGATATAAATACGGCCTACGCTAGTAGTTCAGCGACAGCTTATTTGGCGTTCCCTGTTTGGTCACAACTTGGGTTTAATGGCCGCGCTGGTGGGTTGGCAGAATTTCGGATACTGTCATTCGATAGCGACGGCAGCACAAATCTAGACGACGTTTCCGTCAAAGCCCTCACCCTCACCACCCTCTTCCGCACCACCGATACCGGCGTCGCGTCCGTCTTCGCCTCCGTCGCGGTCACGCTCACCACTAACACGCAAGCGGGCGTGGTGCTCAATTTGGACAGCGCCGTCACACCGGCAAACTTCGTCATCGCCTACCATAACGGGACACAGATTGTAGCAGACAAGTGTGTGGCAGGTACCTATACGCAACTATTTGCGGCCACTGTGACCTACGTCGCCGGGGCGCGGCTGGAGATTCGCAAGGATGGCACCGCCTACCGGGTTTACTACAATACGGTTTTTGTCAGCACACAGCAAACAGTAGCCGACGCGGGGATTATCAGCAACACGCTACACGGCACATTCAGCACCTACGACTTAAACGAGTTTGACGACCTAGTGATTTACGCCACTGGCAGCGGTGGCGAATACGCAACACTTGACACCTATTAGGAGGCAATATGTTTCAGGCAATTTTCTTAGTCAACTATATCGATGGACAGCCGGATTTGAATTGGGGCTACTACCCTTGGGATTCCAGCGCGCTGGAGGAAGTCAGCGACCCCAACCAGCAACAGGTGCGAATGTTGATTGGCAATCCTAGCGAGGACGCCATCTTGGAGATGAAGAACACACCGGAACGCTGGACCTTTATCGAGGATTACGTAGAAGAAATCCTGTAATGCAGCCCTACCTGTACACCCAAACGGAATTACTGGCCAGCATCAGAACACTATTGATGGAGTCAACGGCGGATAGATGGACTGATGCGAATATCTATGCGGCGATGTCGATGGCTCTCCAGTCCTGGCAGGGGCGCGTGCGTACACCGTATCTCTATACCATTCCTGGGGGGTGGGTAGCGGGTACGTATGAGTACGCCTTGCCCTCCTATATCGACAGTAAGACCATCCAGCCACAGGCCAAGCGCTTACTCTACGATTGGATAGACACCCTGACCACAGAAGGGGATGAGACGTGGAGCGACATTCTCGCCTTCGACGTGGAGCCAAACAGTAACGGCG